CGAGAATTAATTCTATCCATTCCTTTATATTCATATCGGCCCCTTTAGCGTGGATAACTCTCAGTCTATTTTTTATAAGTGTAAATCGCCCCTGCCACAAAGATAAGACCCAACAAGAAAAATAGTACCCGCCCAATCAAACTATCGCTAGTGAGACTTAATAGTCCAGAGCTACCCGAGGAAGTAGATGAACCGCCAGCGTTAGCGCTCGTTCCGCTACCCGAGGAAGCGGCGGTTGTTGCGCCCGTAAGATTGCCGGTTAAACCGGACAGGAGGGTACTGAAAGAGGATAGCGGCGGCGAAGATGAGGAATCATCGCCGGGTAAGCCGGGGACCGATCCTGCCGCCATTTGGTTAAGGTCGCCAGATAGCGCGCCGGATGAAAATTGCCCGCTTCCGGTAGTGCCGAATGCTACGCCAGAACTAGGAAGGGGCGGGAGTGCGTATAGGTCACTCATACGAATGTCTGAGTCGCGGTTGCAGATTGGGAAGCGCCCACGGGATTGTTAAAATACTGATCCACGTAAGACGGGAAAGCCCCTTTGATGTTATTCACGTAATCATCGAAGGCGCTACCTGCCCCGGTTTCGAACGCATTCAACATCGATTGCAGGGACGTATAAAATCCATTAGTCCCGCCGCCGCATCCGCATCCATTATCGTCAGCATTAGCCGCCGGGATACCGGGCAATCCGCTCGCCGTGCCTACAGGATTTTGCGCCCCCGGATTCCACGATACCAGCGGATAATTGTAATTCATATAATACGGGCTTTCGAAATCTTCCTCGTTTGCCGTACTAACCGATTGGCGGCGCATGACATAGGCCCATACCACTACGGCAAACACGATAGCGCCCGTAACCCATAGCGCCATCTTTTCGCCTCTAGAAATTGCCATGATAGCCGCCTTTAAAAGAAACTTCCGATTGCGCTAAGAATGCCGCCCACGGCGGAACCGCCCGCCTGTACTTCGCTAGCCGTCCCGACTGCGTTGGCAAATGACGCGTTAGCGTTGCTTTGCGCGATACCTACCGCCGCCTGATTACCGCTAATCACCTGCTCGGTCTGATTATTTGCCGCGTTAATCGAAGTCTGTTCATTTGCCAGAATTTGCGACATCGTAACGTTAGCGGCGGTTTGCGACTCGCCAAGCTGCAAGGCGGCGGCGGTCTGATAATTGGACGTATTAGCCTGAATTGTGGCAAGTTGCAACGTACCAGCAATCTGATTTGCTTGCTGTTGTGTCTGGATAGTGCCAGTGTCGTTAAGCTGCGCTAGCTGAAACTGTTCGCTATCCTGTTGCGCCGCGAATGCCGCTTGACTTTGGGCTTGTTGTGCCTGCGCTGCAATCTCCGCCGAATCGTCAGCGCTTGCGCCCGAAGAAGCGGACGACGACCCGCCCGAAGCCAGTTCATAAACGACAATCACTGCCGCGACAATGCCCGCGACGATAAAGATTGTCTTATGCTTTTTGACAAATGCGCCGATAGCCATGATTAACCTACCGCGTTCGGGTTAGTGTCGATAAGCGGCGCACCGTAAAAACCGCCCGTAATCGTACCAGTGCCGCCAGTGATAACCGGTTGCAATTGTTGCACGACCGTCAACGGTTCGAATGCCGCAAACTGCGTGCCTTTCTGTTGCGCCGAAATAACGGCTTTACCTCCCCATCCTTCCCATACATTCGGGATATAAGGCTGAAAGCGTTGCAGGGGAGAATGATAAGCCGGTCCCGGGTTACGCTGTACGCCTACAGACCCGAAGTGATAACCGAAGGTAGTAGGGCGCGCGGTTGATGGTTGCGGAGTGTTGACGTTCTCCGGTGTTTCCGAAGCCGCGTTACGGCGAGCACTCGCGCGCCCGTCGCCAAACATCCCCTTCATGATTGCTTTAAACATCGCGCGCCCCTTGTTAAGCGGTAGGCATGCTAAACGTTGATGCGCCGAAACTTGCAGTGCTACCGGTTACAGGTGAAAGCGCAGTCCCGAGAGAACCGCTAAACGCCTGTTGCGCCGCTTGCAAGACTTGCGGAGTTTGCGCGTTTTTGCTAACGATAACCGACAGGATTGCTACGCCGATAATCGCCATCAAAACCGCCACTACACCGGACCAAAGTTGATTCATGGCTTTAACCTCCGCCCAAAGTGGACGATTGACCAAACGCGGAATTCAGATTAGTTTCCATGTTATTCAATTGCTGCTGTAATGACTGCCCGGGTTGATATGTGGCGGTAGGATTAGCCGCCGCATTGGCACTAAACAGATTGCCGATGGTCCCGCTCAGATTACCGATGTCGTTAGCATTGGTAGTGGAAGCGGGACAACCGGCAGACCCGGACTTGATCGCACTCGTAAACTCTGAGAAGAAGCCACCCTTGTTAGCGAGAAACATCACAATCAATACCAGCGCTAAAAACAGGTCGGATACCGGTTGCAATTTCTTGATGTAGCCAACACTCCCGATAATCAGGATAGAGATAACCCAATAAATATAGTTACCGCTACCGGTAAAGTCGGACATAACCAGACTGAAAAACTGAGTGGTAGTCCCTTTAACCGCCGTCACCATAAAGATGATACCGATTATCGCGAGTGCAAACGGCATATCAAACTCCTAGCACACAAAGATAATTCCCGAGTTGTCCTTTTACTGTCACGAAGAAGATAAAGGACATAACGAGCGCGAAAAACATTACAGCGGACTGGTTCACGAACCCACCTTAGGAATCTTCGAAGTAACAGCCGACAGCCAGCCTTTCATACCGGCATAGTAGGCGACGACGACAAGGATAATCGTGATAATACTTACGCCGAAAATTTTCATGATAATTACTCGCTAATGTACTTGAGAATCCGTGTCCAGACGAACACGGCGATAAACCCTAGCGCTAGCATGCCTGCCCATACGGTGAGACTATGCGGCGCAATGATAGGCGCGGCTAGGTTCTCTACCATACGGGTGACATAACCAGCATCTTCAGTAGGCGACAGATAATTAGCGGATGTGTTGCTCCCGCCGTCGCTTCCTGCAATGGTAGTCGTGCCACCCATGACGCCCCCTTTATTACGATACGCCGAGCGAACCGGCGTTGACGAGGTTATTCACGTTCGCGAGCATTTCGTACATCGTCTGTACGTATGCGCCGCTATTCGCGATGGAAGGATTCAACACGAGGTTGACATTACCCGTTTGCGTGGTGTAGATGGGCTTATCCCGGGTATCGAAGTAAAACACTTCGACCGGGAATTGCTCCATCAATCGCTGCGCTTCCAGTCCCTTCCAGACCCACGGGTCCGCTTTACGCGTATCCGTGTAGTTCGCGGTACGGAACGACCAGTAATTCACATCCGCGCCGAATTCGCCATTACCGCCCGGGAACGAATTCGTTCCGCTGTTAGGCTTGCTATTCCACGACGATCCGTTGTGGAAGAATGCAAACGTGGACATGAAGTGACGGAAGTTGGAATAACCGAAATAGTTATCCTGCGCTTGCGTGATCGCGGCTGTAGTCGTGTTCTTAAGCTCGTAAATCGTGTTGATATCGATTTGCGGCAGAATCAGACCTTGCTTACCTTGCGGCAATTGGTCCTGATAGCACTGGTAGACCGTAACCGTATGCGAGTTGACCGTGGCCGTGTTGCCGCTGTAGACCGCCGTAACCGGATCGCCCGTCGCGACAGCGAATTGCGCCGAATTGCACAGTGTAAGCTGCAAATTCATGGTGGCGTTGACGACACCGGCGTAAATCGAGCCCGTCAGGTCGGAATGGTTATACGCGAGCGGAACCCACATCAGGAAACGCGTTGCGCTCGTGGAACCGCCTGCCGGTGCGGAAGGAGCGTACTGGCTGAAATAATTGCCGCCGTAGCCGCCCGTACCTGTCGGGTAGTCGGTTGCCGTATCGGACATGAACGGACGACCTTGCTTTGCGCTGTTCAGGAGTGCGATATGCAATCCCGAAGTGTTAATGCGCTGATAATTTTGCAGGTCGGAGAACAGCACGTTCTGGATGATATTGGCAGTGCCGAATGGCGTAAGTGCCAGAGCGGTCGTTGCCGCTACGGTGAAATTCGTAACGACTTCGACAATGAAACCCTTAATCAGTCCGACGTTTTGCGGCGGAATGTTCAGGACCGTGGTATTCGCCGGGTTAACCGACTGGCTGAAAATCTGCTGCATCATCGGATAGCCCTGCTGCAAGACTGCCTGACGTGCCGCATAATTAGCCTGCATTTGGTTTTGCGAACCGCTTGCCGCGTTAACCGGTTGCTGTACTTGAGCCATTATTTCACCTGATAGGTTGATTATTACGGGTAGGCGTTACCGCTCGTATCTACGCCATTTGTAGCGGGACCGCTCGCCGGACTGAATTTCAGCACGACGATATCCACAACGAATCCCGCAATAATCAGCATCAAAATAACGATGAACCAATTAAGCGGGTGTTTCAGGAGATTCCAGTTAATCACGGTTTATCCCCTTTACTGCAAGCTACCGGCACCAACAGCGTTAGCGCTGCTAGTACCGGTATTTGAACCCCGAAGCGCATGGAAACCTTGCGCCGTGGCGGCAAGAATCAGGAAGCCGACAGTCGCCATCAAGACTATCGTTACCCAGTTTACCCAGTTCCATGAAATGATATTTTCATTCATTTAATCCACCTATTGGATTAGAAGGTTTCAAAGGAAAATTCTACGCCTATTATCGACCGGTTGCAATGCGTTACGAAAATCTTCTAGTATTCTTTCCTCCCCTCCTTCCACGGGTGCAATGCGCAAGAGGACATTCTTTTTCACGTCATACCACAACGAATAAAATTGACCTAACTTCGGTTCTTCATTCGCTTTTGTTTTCATGTATTCGCGCATATCAAACGGTACGATTTCCCGGATGCGTTTGATATCATCATCGTCGGTTAATTGAAACGTCTGGATAAAGTCCGCTTCTGTAATGACGTTGCGCGCGAGTCCCACCGGGCGTTGCGACGCGGTAATCATAGGAATCCGCTTTTCGCGCCCCTGTGTCAGTAATGCCTTGTTCGCGGGGTCGCGGGCATTAATCATCGTCCCTTCATCGTAAAAAATCCCCATATTCCCGCGCTGATAAACACGCCATAAAAGACGGGTCATGGCATCATCGTCCACATCCGGGATTGGATGGTAGATATAGATTCCGGGCTTTTTGGGGAGATAATCCAGTCCGACAAATTCCGCCCCTTCGATGTTATCGATAAGCGCCGTCGCCTTATGATTAAACACAAGCCATGGGGCGCTACGAAAATTCGATTGGGACAGACTCCAACAGGCGGCTACGGTCTTTCCGCTACCTGTCCGACCCACATATAATGTGCGGTCTGCGCTTGTGGGGAGTCTGTATTGTGGCATTTTAGTTTAACGGGGTAAGTTGGGACGGATCAAATACCGGGACTTCGCCAGTCGGGTTCTGATTTTCCCCCATATACGGATCGGGAATACCGGCGTTTTCTTTTTCTTGCCTCATTCGCTGTAATTGCGCTTCGACTTGCGATGGGGTAAGAACGGTTGCGGGTTTGCGCTTGTTCTGTTTCGCAAGCATAACGATAAGTCCGATGCGAGTTCCGTAAATAGCGAACAGGATCATTCCAAGGTTAAGCCAAGCCAGCGTTTTAGGATCGACCGCCGCGTTATAATGCTGCGCGACATCCGCAATCCCCTTAGCCAGTTCGGACGCCTCTTCCTTTTCGAGTGCCATTGCCGGGCCTAATACTTTAGCCGCCATATTATGCACGGACAAAAGAATCTTCTCGATTCCACTTACAGAAACCGGAGTACCCGCTTCCGCTTTTCTGGTGTTACCTGCACCGGGTTTCCGTCCGCGACGTTTGGCGACTGTTCCGTCCTTGTTGAATCGTTGTTCGTTGTTGTCGGGTTCGCGTTCGGAATCTCCGACTCCGCTTCCGTCTGTTGCTGTTGGGTTGACGGTGGCGAGATTAACTCGACTATCGCTTCCTTCATCGCCAACAGGTCGGACGCTAGTTGACTCATCTCCGTTAACAACGTCTGTTGCGACGCCTGTAATCCCCGGATTGCTTCGTCTTGCCATGATTCCCTCGCTTCGTTTTCTACAATGGTTTGTTCCGCTTCCCGGATAACAATAGCCGCTTCCTGCGTAGCTATTGCCGCTTGTGTTTCTGCTAACGTTACCGCCGCTTCCGCTGCTGTTACTACGGTTTCGTTATTGATTTCCGCCGCTGCTACCTCGGTTTGAACAAGTACTACTTCGGCATGCGATGCGGCATCCTGAGCGACATTTGCCGCTGATACAGCAGTAGCGGCGGATTCAACCGCTACCTGTTCAGTAGAATCCGCCATGGTCGATTACTCCCGGAAATGCGATTCAATGAAAGTGCGCATACGCCCCAATACCGAGGACGTTCCGACCTGCTCTTTAACCGTTTCCGCAAACTGTTCGAGTTGCCCGACGCGGGAAAGCAGATCGACAACGGCACCGGCTACGGCGGCGGGGTCGCTCAGTTTAGCGACATCGGAAATACCAGCGGCAGCGAGCGCAGCAAAATCGACCGCATCTTTCGCGATTTCGCTACCGGCCACGGGAATATCAGGTGCGTTCGCCACTGCCCCCGCTACCGTTTGCACCGTGTTCAATACGTTCGATGCTTCCGTCGCGGTCGAAGTATTCGAGTCCGTTTGAGTCGATTGCATCGATTGCTGATTCATTTCGTCCATTTTGATTCCCCAACAGGTTAAGGATTTGCCGGTTTTGCTCGGCGATAAAGTTTAACTTCTCATGCATCAACACGCGGTCGTTTTCCATGGCATGAACCCGCGCATTCATACCTTTGATACTATCGACTGTCCATTGTTGCAATTGAACAACTTGCGCCCGCAATTTTTCGGGTTCCATCCCGATAGCTTTAATCAGGGCATTTACCAGCGCATCAGCAGAAAGACCTAGCATTTTATTCGTCCTCGGTTAGTTAAACTGAATTTACAATTACGTCCACAGGCACGCAAAAGGTTGTGCCGATGTCCCACCAAAAATATTCCATTGAGCATTAGAACAATATCCCGGGGGAGTCTCATAAATAGCGCCCGCCGCAAGCTCCATCGATGCACCAACATTAACGCCCGCCGCGCTACCCGTCATATTAAACCATAGCGCAGCGGTCCCGGTATTCTGCAAGATAAGATGCCGGATTGTCGGATTAGCGGCAGTCAATTGTTGCGATGTATTAGCCGCCGCAATTGTGCCGCTCGCATTCGTATAGGATACGTTACCGCTAATCTGGGTCTGCACGGCGCCGTTTGCTACCGTGGCTTCCAATGCGGCATCCGATACGGGAATTGCGCCGCCCGTGCCGCCGTTCAACGGGTTAAGCGTGGACCATACACACGGCGCGATTGCGAAATTCATGAACTGCAACGGAATAACAATTCCGCTGCTCGATTGAACCAGCAAAGAATTTTGCAAAGACAACAGCATGGGCAAATACGCTTGCGAATTTGCCGGTACGATAATGCGCTGCTGAGTGGTCGATAGTGTAAGAACGAGATCGACAGTGCTTTGCGAATTGTCCACAAATACAGATTGCACAAAAGAAATGCGCTGTTGCATTTGCTGGATAGCCGTAAGGTCTACGGTGTAGGACGATATGGCAGTAAAGTCGATATTGAACGGGACGGTCAAGCGCCCCTCTTTAGGCGCAATCCCGTTGTTTACTTTTTGCGGATTTGGAACCGTGGTAGTAGCGTTAGCCATGATTTAATTCCCGAATGATGCATTGTCGAAAGGAAAGTCCATTCCACTGCAAGGAGGCCAACAAGGAATCTTGAGCGGCGGCACGCTTGGCAAAACGGGCGGATTGAACGGTAAATTAAAGCCAAAAGAAAATAGCGGGGTTGTTTTGCCTGTCCCGCTATTATACGCGTTAATTCCTGTATACCAAAATATTCCTGACTGGTCGATTGTTTTTACGGTTCCGCGCGCCCCAAATGATCCTTGATTCGATTCGATTCCGACAGGCGGTAAAGTAATTCCCGCCGCCCCGGCTACATAATTGATCGACCAGTATTCCGTAAATGCCGGATTGATAAAATAATCGCCGCCTGTCGTAATCAGAAGAAAGCCCCGCGCCGTGGGGACAAGTCTGCCAGAACCGGAAGTGAGAATTGCATTCAATGCGGCGTTATCCGTGGACAGATTAAATGGGCCTTCTGTAATTCCCATCGAACCGGGCGCGAGATTGAAATAATATCCAACGTATCCGGGCGTACCGCCCAAGCTACTGGCCGAAATAAACAGGTTGCGTTGCGCAACATAGTCAGGCATCCAAGCGCAGGTAGGTACTAGGAGACTGGTTTGATTCGATGCGCTAATTCCGGTAAAGCCCGGAAACATTCCGCCGAATCCGGTCTTTATCGCCGGAAAATATGCAAACCATACGAGGTATGTAGGCGCGCCAATATCGTTAGTATTGACTTCCCCAATGCCCATGATCCCGGAGAAAGTAAAAGGAGCGAATTGTGTCGTCAATACCGGCATCGCTCCGAAGCATTGTGATAGCTGTTCGTCGATTGTCCCGTATCCCGGAACACTTACCGTAGCCAAAGGTTCGGGCAAGGCGGGCGGAAAATTCTTGCCGTTTATTAACGGGACGGAATTAAAGCCGACAGTGTAGCGGTTTGTATTTGTCGTTTGCCATTGACTACTGAGCATTGTCAACATCGAATTTCCGATTATCGTACTAGGCCAAATCGGAGAACTGATTACAAGATTGCCCGCATTACCGCCACCAATCGTTAACGATTTCAGACTCGTAAGCGTCAATACCTTAACATCCGAATTCAGGATAGTGCGATAGTTGACATTGTTGTTAAATACGCTCGCATCCGAATATGCCTGTTGCGCCCCGCTTCGCATATAAAAGTACGGGTTATCTGTCGGAGCCATGGAATAAGGCGCTTGGAACAGCGGAACCGTAAGCACGCCCTGATATTGCGCAATCACATTCTGGCTAAATACACTCATTTTATTTCACTCCCCAATGAGTGAGCGACTGGCTAATCAGGTCCGCGTACGAAATCGAACCATTATAAATCAGCGCGAAATGTTCGCGCGTTTGTGGGACGAGCAAAGCCTCCGCCGTATATTCTATGTTTTTCCATTTGACAAAATCAGCGAACGTGGAAGCCTGCAAAACGGGATCGTCCTGATATGCGAAAACATCCACCCTTAAACCAATCGCCGGATCGTACAGATTTTCTGCCAGTATCTGCGTTGCTCCAAACGAACAGCTAAAAATGCATTCTGCCGTCGCGTGTGAACAACTATGAATTTTAACTATTGTCGCGAGAATATCGATAGTGGCTTGATTGTATTGACCCGACGATAGCTTTTGATAAATGGCGGGTTCGAATCGATAGCCATGCGGGTCGTTTTTTGTTTCGACATAACCAATCACATCGGCAAGGGCAATAGTCGGACTCATATGGACTTCCTACGCGGAAAGAGGTATAAAAGAAAAAGGCCCGGTGAGTGCCGGGCCTGAGAAGAAACTGCATTTCCCGCCACAGGAAATTAAGATTATTATGGCACGTACAAAGAAAAAGTCAACAAAGAAAAACCCGTCCGTTTTTAGCTCTGTCCGCAAACAATTCGGAAATGAGAATTATGGGACGCGCGAATTTAGACGGGATTTTAGCAAGCTTGTTAAGGCGGGCTTGTCTAAGCCACAGACATCCAAATTACCGACCCCTACAGAATATGCGCTACGGCAGATTCGCAAATTTGCGGATGTCCTGTCAGGCGAAGCGCAGACCTTTAAAATTGGTACGCGCGAAGCAAAGGCATATCGCGAAGCGGGCTACATTGTCAAGAATGGCACGGCGGTAGTTCACGCGGAAAAAGGTTCCAAGATTAAACGGCTCGCGCCAACCGAGCAGGGGATACCGCAATTTGAAATTCGTACGCCGGGTCAAAACGGAAAAGTAAAAGTAGCCCGACGAATCCTCTTACCCTATGGCGATATGGAAAGCTATATCCATTGGGTTGTGTACGAATCGCCGCCGCTCAAGAAAGGCGAATTCATCGGTTTCCGTTTCTTTGGAAACAATTCAATCCGGTACTGGTTCGAACCGGACGCCAAGCAAAAATTGCTTGAATATTTCCTGCGCTATCAATCCGTAGTACAGGCGTCCGAAGAAGGCGACCTTAACGAACAGGAGGAAATTTACGCCAACTTCGAAGTTGTCATTTTCGAATCGCCCAAACAATGGAATGAGGAAGTGCGTGCGCAACGCAGCCGCCCACCGTCCGAAGAAGCCAAAGAACGTAATAGGGAACGTAAAAGACAATGGCTTAAGCAATATCTAGAAAGAATGAACGAGGAAGAAAGAGCGTATTACAATTTACGCACCCGGGACCAAAAAGATGCGCACGCCAAGGTAGAAGCCACCCGCCGCGCCAAAATCATGGCAACGGACCCGGACAGGATTATCGCAATGCGCGAAGCGCAACGCATAAGAAGTGCAGCTAACCGTGCTGCAAAGAAAGCCGCCAAAGGGAAATAAATCATGCGTAAACCTAAACTCGTAATCGCCGCTGGTGATTGCGAAACTGATCCATTTCAACCGCACGTAATCCCCAAACCTTTCGTTTGGGGATTTTTTTCGGAAGCGGAGGGTTACTGTCACTTTTGGGGGAAAGGCGATACGCGCGAGCAACAGGACGAATCATGCTGTATGCAATTTATCGAATTCCTGTATTCGCTAGACGCCCCGCACCTTATCTACATGCACAACGGCGGAAAGTTTGACTTTCTGTTTTTGCTCAAATATGCGGATGGAAAATTAAAGATTGTCAATGGGCGCATTCTCGAAATGCACATCGGTATTCATACCTTGCGCGATTCGTATGCAGCGGTCCCGATTCCGCTCAGCGCATATAAGAAAGACGATATCGATTACATGAAACTGGATTGGGATGTGCGGCAACAGAACAGGTCTGAAATAGTTCATTATCTTGGCGGCGACGTTCGATATTTACACGAACTGATTACCGCGTTTAGGGGAGAATTTGGAAATGTCCTTACGATTGGTACAGCGGCTATGCGGGCTCTTAGCGATTTCCATAGATTTGACGAATTCGATTCGGAGCAAGATGCCTTCTTTAGAAGGTTCTACTATGGCGGGCGCAATCAATGTTTCGACAGCGGGATACTTGCTGGAAAGTGGAAAGTCTACGACAAAAATTCAATGTATCCCGCTTGCATGCGAGATATGTTGCACCCTATATCGAATACCTATGAGCAAAGTTACAGACTCACGGACGATACGGATTTTATTATTGTCGAAGGAAATAATTTTGGAGGATTGCCGCTTAAGCATCCCACAGGATATCTGGACTTTGCTTCAAAACGGGGTACTTATTACGTTACCGGACACGAATTGCGAGCAGCGCTTGATACCGGAACATTTGAAATTACGCGCATCGTAGAGGCTTTCACGTTTGTAGAAAGAGTTTCATTTGGCGAATTCGTGGAACACTACTACGGCAAACGACTCACCGCTAGCGCAGCGGGACAGGCGTTGCTTGTTATCTTCTACAAACTTATATTGAATTCGGCGTACGGTAAATTTTGTTTATCGCCGGATAACTTTAAGGATTGGGAGATTACCGAGCAGGGTGATTATCTTGACGATTCGGTCTGGAATCTCGAAATGGAATGCGGAGACTATATGCTATGGTCGAAGCCTAGTACACAAAATAAATTCTATAACGTGGCTACTGGCGCTAGCATTACAGGGGCGGCTAGAAGCGAATTGCTTAGAGGCTTGGCATGCGCTAAACGCCCGGTGTATTGTGATACGGACTCCATTATTTGTGAAAGTCTGGATGCCGATATCGATTCTAAAAAACTTGGTGCATGGAAACTTGAAGCCGAGGGGGACGAAATTTGCATCGCCGGGAAAAAACTTTATGCCCTTTATAATAACGGGTCTGTCGTCACTGACGATAAGGGCAAGCCTAAACAGGCTTCGAAGGGGGCGCGTCTTACGGCCACTCAAATCAGAAACGTCGCGAAAGGTGGCATCGAGATATTCGAGAATCCGGTTCCGGCATTCAAGCTAGACGGTGACCATCAATTTATGACGCGACGAATCAGACAAACAGCGTGGAATCTAAAACGGTTTGGTGAATAGAACAAGGCCCGCATCTAGCGGGCCTTTTAATCTCCTAGCGCTAAAGACGCATGTCCGCGTGCGCCTCGTTTTCTTCTTTCATGAGGCGTATCCGCTGGCATAGAACGTGCCAATAGTTACGCATATGGCGCATTTGTTGCGCGATCAGCGCTTTATGATTGCCGGGTAAATTGCCGTATCCGCCGGTTCCAACAAACACTTCAAGGCTTCGCAAGTCACGGGATAGCTTTTGCTCCTGCGCTTGCAACAGTTCGATCAATTGCAAATCGTGTTTCATATGAATCCCTTTAGTTCGCGTTTAATTGCTTCCGTCTTGCGGGCCAATAACTCGCTTTCGGAAAGCTCCTTGTGAAACTTC